CAAGGCACCATTGGCCACACGGACCAATTCCACGAACAATGAATCATCCTGACTGTCTAGGGATCGTTTGGCCAGTGTCAACTCCATGTTATAGCGAGTTGCACCAGGGGCTTGATAGTTGGTTGAATTCAATGCCGGATCACGGAGCGAGGAGTCTTGTGATTCCGTGATGATGGTTTCATCGAGTTGCAGTCCGATACGATAAGATGGGGTATTGGCATGGGCATCCAGGACGACGGTTTGTTCTGGGCAATGCACGAACAGATTGTTAATAAAGAAATATCCCTCATTGATCGAGCAGATAGAGGTATTCGACACCGCGGATGCCAAATTGACATTCGCACTAAAATTCCCAGTATCCGTGGTAATGGTCTGACCGAACGTGGTGTTGTCGAATTCTTCTCCGGTCACATACTTGATAATCAGACATGGGGGAGCGGTATTTGTGGCATCCACGGTTGCGGCCACAAAGGCGCGAACATTACCGGCCACAGAGGTGATGAATTTACCTTTGAAGCTTGCAAGATCAATGGCCACAGTCTCAAAGGTCGGCTCGACATTCAATGCAAAGACCCCTGAGACTTCAATCGTCGTTTGTCCGCCCTGGACAGGTGATCCATCCTTGAAAATATGACGACCAAAGGCCGCGATCTGATTTTGGAGCAATGTCTGGATTTGAGTCAGTTCACGCGCCTGGACGGCATAATTAGGGCGAAACAGGAGACGATAGAAATTCTTCTGTGCATCAAAATCGTCGTAGTAGGGAGACTGATTGAAATCTATTGACATGGAGCCGTCCTTTTCTCTAGAGAAGTCACATGTTATGAGTATCTATGCCTATTTATCAAAACTTTACGACCAATTTCACATTTTCGGCATGTCCGGCGCTTCGGGTAATGGGGAGACGATTTTCAAGATAGACCAGTGATCCGCTGCCTTGATCGATATCAGCAGGCGCGGAACTGACCACGATCCGACTGGTACCTGAAGTCCCACCAATAATCGGAGACCCAATCTTGGCCGTTCCACGAATGGCCGAGACATTGATGGCATTCGAAAACAAATCAGTGACATACCCGGTAAATGTCGCGTTGGCACCAGAATCCGTACCCTGATAGACGAGTTCATCAGCCAGATAGCCTGCGCCGGAGGTCACAACGATCTGAGTCAAAAAGGAGAAGGCCAGGTTCGCATTGGCCGAGACGACCGCTACGTTCGTAGCATATTTATGTGGTCGAAGTACCAGTCCGATCTGACGAAATTCGTTATTTGAGGTAATCTTACCTCCCTCGGTCGCATCCCCTGTGGCGCCGATCTGGACGGAAATCATACAGGCATTGGCCCCCAGTTCACGGGCCGGATTGAACGCATGACCCCGATAGGGAGAACCGATGACTCGCACGTTCGCCCCTGTGCCTGCACCAAAGATGGAGACATTGAGGAGACCATGATAGCCAGAACCTCGATTGACCAGACTCACACTGGTGACGTTACCACCAGACACCACGGCCGAGACATTCCCGCTGGTTCCTTCTCCAAACACGATGACATTGGTCGTATTCTGCACATAACCTGTGCCTCCACTCACCAGGACCACCCGAGAAATCGCGCCGTCGACCGCATTATTTGCGGTTCCGGTATAACTGGCATTTTGATCTGAGGGAACAGGCATCCATTCTGTGGTCAAAAACTTTGAATTGGTTGGAACTTTATAGAGATACTTCCAGACATAGCCATCGCCTAATGGAGAACTAAACCCATTGTTCACAACATAGGCCGTGCTGGGTTGTACGGTTGAGGGTGTATTATTGGCATTATCAATACATTTATAGACTTCAGAGGTCGCCGTCATGACATACATGGTATTCGTGGAATTGAAGAGGGTCACGGATTGATCATCATAGGGCGTATAGACCACACCACCTGTCCATGTGACTCGTGGTATAACCAGAAACACATCGGCTCCTGTGATGATTTTCCCACCGAGCATGTAGGAATAGGCTTCGGCCACTGTAGCATCCGTATCCGATGGTGTTGGAGGAGCCGCATCATTGGCCCAGGGAAGATGTCGGCCGATAGTGATATACCCCACCACAGAGGCGTTCGCCCCCAGTGCGGTCGCAAGATTGAATGCTTGTTCGTACCCTAAGGTGCGAGGTGTGAGCGTCAATGCCATAAAAGTTCCTTTATGTTCCTGCCTTATTTATACAACAATTTGATCTACGTTGGCCGTCAAGACGTTCATGAACGTGGATTTTGTGGTTTCTTCGTCAATCATCAGTTCGCCCCAGACGGTACATCCAGCCGGATGGGTCAAGGCCTTGACCACTTCCTTGTAACGACTCAATTCGACTCGGGTCCGTACCACATAGGAATAATTTTCATAGTAATATTCCTGTCCCTGTAGCTTTCGATCTGAACTCAACAATCCCGAAGAATCTTTAAAGAATCCTTCAGAGACCAAAAGACTTTCAATGATCGCGGCGATAGCTGTGGCCTTTCCATTACCAAGATTGGTCAGATCGACAATGGGGGTCGAGGTATAGGCGAGACCCGGAGAGGTCAGCTTAATACTTTTAATCTGTCCTGGTTGAAATTCAGCCGAGGGGATCAATCCTGCCCCAGCGGTGGTGATCACACCCTCGGCAAGAATGTTCGCTCCTGTGGCCGCGGGATTGGCTGAGGTGATCGTGATGGCCGGCAAGGACGCCATGCGATAGTTGATACCACCGATAGGATAGCGACCAAAGACGCCCACGCGCCGGTCATTGCTGACATTGGTAAAGGCTACATTGACCGTAAATTGGGTATTACTTTGCAGGGAGGCCACATAGCTGGTTTCATTGTTTAGTTCGACCTGATCACCAATCGACAAGGCCACATTGAATGTGGTACCTGTGCCTGTGACAATCGTGTTGGCATTACAGTTCGCTGTGCCGTTCACACGCGACGGCATGAAACGAATGGACTTGACTCCATTGTTGGCCGAATGGACTTCAATGACTTCTCCTGCACAACCGATACCAATACCGATGCCTGCTTGATTCACGAAATTGAGTTCGTCTCCTACGGTATAGTTACTCCCACCAGCGATAAGATTCATGCGCCCCATGATACCAAAAAATCCAAGATTCACATTCGCAGTAGCCACCACCGCGTTGGCGGTATTCCCTGTGACCATGATGATAGGTGCATCCACACGAAATTGGGGTAAGGAGATGAATTCTTGTGTGGAGGACGTAATCGTGATCCCGGTGATGGGACCCAAACGTTCTGGACCTGCCGCACCGAAGGTCAGTGTACTCAACGCATTGGCTAATGTGGTCAGTGAGTTGGCCCCTGGATTACTTTGAAAATAGTAATTAACATTCGACAGGATGACATTTTGATAGAGGGAGATCACATCCTTGACAATCACATAAGAATTGGGATGCACATTGCCTGAGGTATCCACACTTGAGACCACAAGGTTCAATCCTGTGTTGGGTGAAGAGGTAATGACGACCCCCTGACCAGACTGGACGCCGCAACCACCGTTGATGACTGTGATATTGGTAATGACGGCATGATAGACATCATCGATGATCGCGGTGGCCGCAACGGCGGGATCACCCCCAATAATTGGGACCACATCGGCGACATTATAGCTGGCGCCCCCGTTGGTCAAGGTAATCGAAGAAATGAAGGACATGAATGAGCTATGGAATTCCAGGAACCGATGGGTATCTAGATTATAGGTCCAACGAAGGACGACCGATTCTTGTTGGGCAAATGGGATCAAGGAAAGATTGGAGACTTCGAGGCCCATCATGAGTACGCCACCAATCGTCACTAATGAGGCTTTTTCAGTCACCGCGGTCGCTCCCGAAGTCTGACCTGTGACCACACCAATGACCGTGCCATCGTTGATTTCAGTAATCAATGAGGTGGAGTCATAGACCATGCGAATATTTGCATTGGCCGCTGGAGGTGTGGCAAACACTAACGAGGGGGTGTTGTTGGAGATGAAATATCCTGAGGTCTGGAGGACATCATCCACATAGATTGGAATATCCCCGATGATCAGCTTGGTATCCAGAAGACGAAATGTGGTATTGACTGAATCTCCTGTGGCATAGACGTTCAGTGAGGGATTCAGGAACATCGTTTTGGTGGTGATCCAGTTTCCACCTGAGGCCTTGAGAATGAACTGCTTGGGATAGAAAATTTCGATTTCTTCGTTATAGAGAAGACGAAAGAGGAATCGCAGGGCCTTCTCGGTGCCACGGGCCCGATAGAATTCCTTGATATGTTGAGTCAGCCATGCCTTATCGGGAATCGCATCCGTGGGAATCAGATTGAGATATTGCTTCCTGAAATGTTCAATAAAGGCATCCAACGTGGTTTCGACATTGAGATACTCCAAAAGATTCTTGGAGGTATTCATGGCGCCACCTTCCGTTTCTAGAAATTCATAATAGGCCTCGATGAACGCCACAAAGGTGTCATAGTCATTTCGTATGAATTCTGGTAACTGATTGCGGACCAGAGTGGAAATTAATGTTTTGGTATTAGCAATAGCCATGGTTAGCGGAACCGTATTGTCGTTTGAATCGCGGTCGCATCATCCGAATCCAAGAATAGGAGTTGATTCCGAATGGTCGAAATGATACCAGTATCAGGCTGCACAGACACCCGGATCATATTGTCGGTGGCATCAACAGACAGAGGCCAGAGATCAGTCAGTGTGACCTCCCCGGTCTCATAGTTGATCGTCCCTGCATTGCCTATGAGGACCACCTTCTTGGCGGTCGATTGATAATAGATGATCTGAAGGGTGCCGAATTTTGCCCCAATGAGCGCCAAGGCCCCGGCTTCTTGTCCACTCTCACTAGAAAAGAGGACTTGTGCTGTGGTGTAATTAATACCGCGATTGGTCAGTGTGACCGTCGTGACTTTCCCATTGACAATGGTGGCAAATGCTTCGGCGCCAGTCCCGTCGCCGTCAATCGTGACGATAGGTGGGACCAGATAATCATAACCACCGTTGGTGACTTGGATTTCATCGATGCCTGTAAATGAAGCCGAGACCTCTTCGATATAGCACAATCGAGGAACTTGAGCATCATCATTCATGGTAAATCCGGTCGTGAGCAGACCAGTGGAGCTGACGCCACGATGGAGAGGTGTGGAGAACGAAATGGTATAGGAATCAAGCGTATCCAACGCCGGGAGGAATCGCTTTTCAACTCGGAAGCTGGTATCTGATCCAATGAATGATGGGGAGGACGCATCGATGGCCGCTTCAAGGCGCGAGGAGACAAACACCGAACCAAAACGGTTCAGCGTGGCCGCACAATAATCGACAATTGACGCCCGAGCCATGGCGGACAATTCAGCCGAGGATAGATTGGTCAATTTCTTATCGACATCGATGTTGCTGATAAACTTGAGATACACATAATTTGGATCAACGATCACTGGCTCTATCGTGACCATGGAGATTGGACGGATAATCTCATCGATGATACGTTGTTTTTCGGTATCATTAATAGGCGCATCGGTCTTGAGTTGATAGGCAATGAAGACCTTTCCGAACACCGGAGGCACATTCTCTTCTCCACCCCATGCGGAAATGGATTGGATGTTTGGATAAGCTTGTTTGATTAGGAATTCATAATCCTTGGCCGTGACAGCACGATTCTGTGAGGTATAGGCCAGTGGGGCATGGAATCGAATATCATCCGCCGTTTCGGCTGACGCACCAGCAGAGGCCGATGAACTGGGGGTGACGACCACATTCGAGAATCCGCCAATGGAACGTGATGCAAAGTTGTTCGCTTTATTGGCAGGTGACCCGTCTGTGGAGAGATAGCCTGCAAGCACGATGTTACCATTAGAAATTGCCCGCCCAATCACACCATCCCCAAAGGAGACTTTATAGAGGGAATCTGGTGCGGTGGAGAGAAAATAGATGGCACTCTCTCCATCGAGCAGGGTCACATCCTGGGAGAGCGTATAGACCTTGACTTGGGTATTGGAAACGGATTCTTGGACCAAGACAGAGAGGGTGGATGTATCGATATCGTCATTTGGTAGTACAAATTCTCTCTTGGCATTGGTCGTACTATCATAGAGAAACGTGGCGAGTTGGGGAATACCCTGTTTGAGTTCCACATCCGTAAATGTGAATTGATCGCTTTCTTTATAGGCCGTCATGGCCTCAGAATTCACAAAGGTATAGTTGATACCATCGATAGCTTCGGATTGAAATTGGGTGAATTTGTCCAGGGTCAAGGTGCCTTGGGTATTGCCGCCTGGAGGTGTCACGACCACCGAGACCAGGGCCACAGGACTTCTGCGCGACACTGGCACATAGTTCAGGGCTTTGGCATGGGAACGAATCGCATCAGGGACCAGGGAGGTATCCAAGAACATTTCATTGGCGACCATATTCGTATAGTACGCATTATAAAAGGTATTATAGGCCAGAATATCCAGCAGCACTGACATACCAGATCCTTCAAAGTTATAATCCGTAAAGGTCGATTGACCTTTCAGAAATTCTTTGAAGTTCCGTTTGATTGCATCAAAGTCTAATTCGGTGATATTCAGACGTTCGGCCATGGAATGCTCCTGTTCTTAACGAATACGCTCTAACAAAAATTGAATGGAGACGAGTTGGGATGAGACATTGACATAAAATTCCAGGGTGACCATATATCCATTGCGGTCGGCATTGGCTTCAGAGATGATCCGTTTAACGATGACCCTGGGTTCAAAGTTATCCAGGGTCTCTTGGATGAACCGTGCGATATCCGCTGCCGTAAATGGCGACAGAGGTTCGAACAGTAACTTTCTGATATTACAGCCTATTTCGGGATGAAACGGTCGCTCATAATGATTGGTACTCGTCAAATTCCGTACAGAGGCCACGATGGCATCCATATCTGTCAATGGTACCAAATCGTGTCGGACAGGATGTTGGGTAAAATTGAGATCGATGTCCTGGAATATCGGTAACGTTTTAGTGGCCATAATACCTTGTATTTATGTTAGAAGCCAAGCGTCTTACCGACGCCAGCACCGAATTCTTGAATCTTTGGATAACCTGGTTTATTCAAGAGATCCAGGAGTCCTTTTCCTTGGGAGGTGCGGTTCGAGACCGTTTCAAACACAAACTTTGCACAAGGATCAGCACTCAACGCATCGATCATCAGGGCCAAGGCGGCCTGCTTGATCTGGGCCACACACTGTTGGATAAAGGTTGAATCAGCCGAGAAGATACCTTTGGCGATGTTGGTCATGTTGGAGAGGGATTGGGTCACCTCGGTGATCGACGCCACCCCAGCAATGATACGATTGCTTACCTCAGCAATGGCATTTGTCTTGGCGCCTATGGCATCCTGACTGAAGATGCCAGTCATGCCTCCGATGATCGAAAGGCAACCCGAGGCGCCATCAAGTAAGGTCGTATAATCATTCATCTTTTTTCCGATAGACAAGACAGTTTCGATTCCAGGAAGATTAATGCCCTGCCCTTCAGCGATACCAGAGAGTCGATTAGTATGGCTTAGTAAGGTACTTAATGAGGCGCGAACATCTGAGAAGGTATGACTCGTCAACAATTGGGTCGCATCTCCCACAGAAATGAGCGGATTGGTGACCCCGGCTTGAATGGCCTGTAGTTGGACCTGAATGTTATCCACCGCTTGATTGGCCCCACCGAGGGACGCGGTCATGGGGTTCTGAAACATCGTGGAACGGTCCGCGATACCAGAGATCATGGCCTGTGCGCGTTCTCCCATTGGAGGTAGTGTCGCGGCTTTGACTTCAGCTAAACCTGGAATTGAGGGAATGGAAACTGGTATACCAAACGCCATAATTATCCTCCACACATAACATCGGGACTGCCGGACATAATACTGGAACCGCAATCAATCATATCCCCTTCACGCGCCAACGGCATTCCATTACAGAAGACGGTCGATGATCCTTGAGCGCCGATGCCTGTATGAGGCGGATCGCCGACTTTGGAATGGGGTGACCACGTATCCCCTTGACGGACCACGGGCTGACCGTTCACAAACACATCAGGGCTGGACGTAATGGGAGGACGTGGGGGATACCCATCATGTCCCGTACACATATCGGAGGCGCGACAAATACCAGGCATACATTCCTCCTTAGACCAGGGTCGTGGAATAGATCGTGACGACTGGTTTCTCAAGTCCAATATGATAGCGTCGGTCTCGATCTTCCAAACCGTTTCGTTTACCATTCACATACTCGGTGACCTGGACGATATCACCATAGGCGCCTTTATAGCCCCCGCTATATTCACGGAAATACCAGATCACCAGTTTGGCGGCAATGGCGGCTTGGGAGGCGGCATCAGGATTATTGACCAGATCCAGACCCACGGCCTTCGAGGCCGCGACATAATTCCCCTTCCCCGTCAATTGAATGAATCCTCTACCTCGGTATTTATAACCGTCCCCCACCGTTTCATCCTTACTATTACCCACTTTTCCTGCATACACACGATTCAAAATCAAGTCAGGTTTACCAAGAAATTTACTGGTATCATAGGGAGAAGCAGGATCATCAACAAAGTACTTGGACCAGGAGGTCAACAGTCCTTTCTTGGAATAATTCACATCTTCGACCAGTTTCGTGAAGTTCTGGGATTCATGGGCACACTGTCCCCAGATCATGGCGCGTTGTGTCGCATCTTTGATCGCGGCCGCGTTCAAGGCCTTGACCATAATATCTGCACCTTCCAGACTGGTCAGCACTGTCTGTGGTGCCGTATCAGGTGGCGGAGGTAGATTCGTGGGAACAATCGCCTCTGGACCTATGACGGTCGGATCGGCTTCGGTGAGGCGCGCACCCACACGTTCTTTGAGCGCCACATTCCCTGGTTCAGTTGGATCTGAGACCGGGGGTGTGGTCGTGACCACCGACTCTTCAACGGCGACGGCTCGTTCAAGTTCTGAAGGAGGGGTCAAGGTCGCGGCCGTAGATTTCACAATCGGCACCTCAGGCGGACCTAGAGGAAAGGGAATGCCCGCATTGAAAATCAGTGGTGCCCCTTGGAGCGCCATGATCGCACCCGACCACAGAGTCATTTCAGATCCACTCTGCATTCGGATTGGACCTGTTGATTTAATTGAAGTCTGCCCGGCCACCTGAAGATTATAGTTGCCTAGGACATGCACATTCAAATCTTTTTTCACGGTCAGTTGATAATCTCCAAACACACAAATGTTATGATCCACCAATGAAATCTCAATGCGCGGACCATTCACCCTGGACACTTTTGTCCCATCGGGATGAATTTCGTCGGAGGTGCCGGATCTGTGGTAAATATGTACCCGTTCGGCACCTGGGGTATCATCGAGTTCAATGACATGCCCAGACTCGGTTTCGGTCACATGATTATAGGGATAGACGGCCGCATAGGGGCTTGGGGGCTCTGAGAATGTTTTCCCGTTGACGGTCGGAACGGAGGAAATGGTGGTATCTTTCTTCTGTTGGATAATGGTGTCAGTAATCTTGTCGTTTCTTCCCAGACGAGAGAGATTCGGTTCACCCAAGACAAGCGGATAGGCCGATGCCGAATCGGCTTCGGTAATATCAATGGGATCACCCGTGGTCGTCTGGGCCAATGAGAGGGGAGGACGTGGTGCTGTTTGGAGTTGTGAGGAAGTTCGTGGATCAGAAAATCCGGTATCTGAGGGAATTCGTGAACCAGGAACCCCCGGTATCATACCAATGATGCACGGCCGTTGACCATAAGAGCCATCCAGATAGAATCCCATGACATAGTGACCCTCATGGATGTTCAAGACATCCGAACCTGAGAGAGGTGACATGGTCAGGGCCCAGGGTAGTGCCTCTGTGGGAATAAGGGTTTTATCTTCGGTATGATGTCCGATGATTCGCACCTTGACCCGATTGCGTTTTTCTGGGTCCTGTCGGTCCTCAACGACTCCAATAAACCAATGGAATCCTTCAAGACCTAGTTGACCTGAATCGATAGTTGACATATGCAACACCCTTACATCTTAACGGCAAAACCCTCATTGATCATCTGTTGATTGATGCTCACGCCATTGATGGTGATTTCACCTAGCACACGACCATACTTTTCAAATTCTTTATTCAGCTTGGTGGTGACCACGAAGTCATGATTGGTTAGTAGATTGGTCAAATGTTCCTTGGCGGGCAGCCCTTGTGGGGTCTTCATCTCAGGGGCATTGATGCCGGCCAGGCGAATCTTGGCCACATAATGAATGTCAAAGCCCAGGTCGATGTCGGCTTCCACGGTATCGCCATCGAGTAT